CGAAAAGCTTTTTGTCCGGTCTGAACGTCAGTTCCTGCGGATAGTGCTGAATATCTGCAATGCGAAGCGTGATGTGAATCTGAACCTTGAGTTAAAGGATATTGGCATCAACTTCTCAAGAAAGAGCCTGAACAACCTCCAGAGCAGATTCCAGTGCTTTATGGAAGGAATTGGATCCGACAGAGTTCATCCGCTGTGCGTTTTTCAGGCGTTTGGTGACATCTTTGGCGATAAGGAAGCTGCTTATCAGATGTCTATGGCATGGCGTGATGAACAGGAACGAAAGCAGGAAGAGACTCTTCAGGCTGAACTAGATAGAGAGAGGGAGAGGATAGCTGCAAATGGCAACGGAGAACCCGTACAGGCTAGCCGATCTATGCCTGTCTCTGTTGACTCGTCAGGCAACGAAGCGGACGAGCGAAGCGAAGCATAAGCTTACCGTCCTTGGTTTTGATGAGTTAAACGTCCTTCAAGAGATTGATTCCCTGTATGCGTGGTTAGACAGGAACAACCGGAAGAAGTATCTGGAATTGTTTATAGCACGATACAAAGAGATGCATGGGAAGCGTAAAGGCGATGCCATCGAGGAACTTGCAGAGATGCATCTCGCCGGACTTCTTGACGAGCCGAATCCTGTCATGCAATACACATATGCGACAGAAGTTCTTCGCAAGCGTGACAGGGCAAAGGAATCAATCCTAGCTGTTCCGACAAAGGCACAGAAGCAGTTGGAGATAGACAAGGCACTGCGGATTTTCATGCAGCAGACGAGGTTCTATACAGATCTGACTTCTGATGATGCCACATTGACGGCATTAAAGGACAACGGAGTTAAGCGTGTTCGTTGGAATACGCAGGATGATGGAAGAGTATGTGGGGACTGCAATGATAAGGATGGGAACATATACCCAATTGATCAAGTCCCTGACAAGCCACATCCGAATTGCAGATGTTTCATTACTCCGGTTTAGTTAGAGGATATAAGTGGCAATACGCCATTTGACATATCAGCGTCAGGGAAGACGATAATCGCAAGTAGGAGACAACCTAATCAAAAACAGAATTGATAGTCAGGGAAGACTCTAATCGCAAAGGAGAACTATATGGTTATTAACACTGCTGGCATTGAGGGTTATGCAGACATGACCCCGGAGCAGAAGGTTGCCGCACTGGAAGCGTTTGAATACGATGATAACTCTGCGGAACTGGAACGGCTGAAAAACGCCAATTCAAAGGCAAATTCGGAAGCTGCTGAATGGAAGCGTAAGCACAATGCGCTCCTCTCTGATGAGGAGAAGAAGAAAGCGGAGGCTGACGAAAACAATAAGAAAATCCTTGAAGAACTTGAATCACTGCGAAAAGACAAGACCATATCAGACTATACGGCAAGATACATCGCAATGGGCTATGACAAAGACCTTGCAGCAGATACCGCAAAAGCGATGGCTGAAGGAAATATGGCTAAAGTCTTTGAGAATGGGGAAAAGCACAGGACGGCATTGGAGAAGAAGATCAAGGAAGATCTGATGAACGGCACTAAAAAGCCTGATGGCAACAGCGGTGCTGGTGGTGAAAAAGATAAGGAAGACTTGGCAATAGAAAAAGCCAAGGAGCTTGCAAAAGCCAAATTTGGCAATGACAAGCAGTATGACGAAATAATGTCAAAATACAGAAGATAGGAGATAGAGACTTATGGTTATGGATGTGACCACGGTTGCAGGGGGAGTAGAAATCCTTGCATCCAAAGACTTTCAGGCAATTCCCGTTAAAGTGACAGTCGCAACCGATGCTGAAAGCACTATCGTCAAGGCTGGTGCGCCGATTGACGGTGACGGTGCTTCCACCACGGGTGCAGGTGCTGTCGGTATCCTGCTCTATGATGTAGACACGGCACTGAATCCGAATGGTGCTGCCGTTGTTCAGGGCATCATCGATGCAACAAAGGCGCAGACTCACAGTGGTGTAACTTACACCGATGCTCTGTACTCTGCCCTGCCTGGTATCGTGTTCCGCACGAATATCGGCACTCAGACCTGATTTGTAGGAGGGTGAAGTAATGAATCTCAGAGATCTGTTTACTCCAGAGGCTGTTGCAGCCAACTGGACTGAAGTAGCAAGCAACCAGATTCCGTATCTTGGCACCGCACTCTTCCCCGCAAGGAAGAAAGCAGGACTTGATCTGAGCTGGATCAAGGGAAGCAAAGGTCTGCCCATTTCCCTCATGCCGAGCGCATTTGATGCCAAGGCAACTTTCCGTGACAGAATCGGTGTCAGCAAGGTTGAAACCGAGATGCCGTTTTTTAGAGAGGGTTTTAAGATCAAAGAAAAAGATCGCCAGGAGATCCTGCGTGTTCAGGATTCCAACGATCCGTATCTTAACGAAGTTCTTTCCAGAATCTATGACGATGCCAATGACCTGCTTGCAGGTGCGCTCGTTGTTTCTGAAAGAATGATTATGCAGTTGCTGTTCCCGACAAACGGACAGCCTGGTATTGCCATCAAGGCAAACGGTGTTGATTACACCTACGCTTACGATACCGATGGCACGTGGTACAACACAGGTTCTGGTGGAAACTACTTCGTGCTGACCAGCACGGCTGTTTGGAGTGCCGACAGCACCTGCGATCCGTTTGCGAATATCAAGACGGTTAAGGATGCTATCCGCTCCAAGACTGGCACTGAGATCACCAAACTGGTCATGAACAGCACCACGTTCAACTACCTTGGCAAGGCAACGGCAGTAAAGAACCGCTTCCTGTCTACCTCTGGTGTCGCACTTGGGTATATCTCTGATGCGGATGTTAAGAGACTGTTCCGTGACACGAACGGTGTCGATATCATCGTTTACGATAAGCAGTACAAGAACGAAAGTGGCACTACTGCTTCCTTCGTTCCTGACAACTATGTTGCATTCCTGCCAGAAGGTGCAATCGGTAGCACTTGGTACGGCACCACGCCGGAAGAGGCTGACCTCCGTGGCGCAGGAACGGGCGCAAAAGTTGCAATTGTCAATACAGGCATTGCAATCACCCAGATCATTGACGAGCATCCTGTCAACATTAATACTTTCGCTTCCGAAATCGTTCTGCCGTCCTATGAGCGCATGAACGAAGTAGCTTTGATGAAAGTTGTTTGATGATGCAAGTCAAAGCAAAGTGTAATCTGAACATTGACGGCAAATGGCACATGGGCGGGGAAGTCTTTGAGGTCGAATCTACTGACGGCATTGCCGAGTATGTAGAAGAGATCGGTTATGTATCGGAAGTCTTCCCTCCCGAGCCAGCCGAAAAGCCTAAGAGAAGTACACGAAGCCGCAAGAGAGCGGAGTAAGGAGTTTCCTAGATGAAACTTATGATCGCAATACCCACGTTGGACTATGTCCATTTTGAATTCACCAACTCGCTTGTAGGGTTGGTGAAACGGCTTGAGCATGACGGAGTTGACTATGAAGTCTGCTTCCTTGGTGGTACGCTGATTTATAAAGGGCGAGACACCCTTGCAGCCGAGGCTGTTAATCAGAAGTACACGCACGTGCTTTGGCTCGATGCCGATATGAAGTTCAACCCCGATGTCCTTTACAAGCTGATGAGGCATGAGGAAGACTTCGTGACTGGAATTTACAGGAGCAGACATTCTCCGTACCGATCAACACTTTTCTCGTCTCTTGATCCTATTGAATGGATTGAGGAGTTCCCAGAATACCTGTTTGAGGTTGTTGCTTGCGGTTTCGGATGTGTTCTGATGACAACGAATATTATCCGATCAGTATATCGTCAATACGGTTGCTGTTTCCAGCCTTTAGACGGGTTTGGAGAGGATATATCGTTCTGCATGAGGGCAAGAGAACTTGGATATACGCTGTTTTGCGATCCTGAAGTCCGGCTTGGGCATATCGGTCATATAGTAGTTTACCCCGAACAACAAACAGGGAAATAAGAAAGGACGGCGAGTAGAATGGACAATTTGCATAGGTTGATTAATCGCACGGGCGAGAAAGACGAAGAGCTGATGCAGGATCTGCTCTACAGTGCAAAGGTTTCCATTTTGACTCGCCGATTTCCTTATAAGCAGTTTGAAGGAACTAGCTTATATGACATTGATCTTGAACCGCAGTATATAGATTTGCAGTACCGAATTGCGCTAGACCTGTACAACAAGCTTGGCGCAGAGGGTGAGACTGAACATACTGCGAACGGCATAAAGCGTGTCTATGAGAGTTCATGGATTTCTGATCAGCTGCTATCTGAAGTAATACCGTTATGTGGGGTGACTTCCTGATGCGTGATTTAAAACGTAATCAGCAGACTTTCTACTATGCACAGTTTACAGGCATGGAAGAAATTACTGAGCCGAACAGCACGGTGAAGACAGGCGAACGGAAAAAGACTTATAGCACTCCGGTAGCAATGAAAGCAAACATATCTCCAGCAAGGGGATATGCGGATCTGAAGATATTCGGTAAAGGCCTTGATTACAGTAAAACGATATGCACTTGCGAGATGGACTGCCCGATTACGGAAGAATCTGTGCTTTGGATAGAGAAAAGTCCGTTTGGGGAAAACAACACTACCACATCTTATAATTACATCATTACGCAGATTGCAAGGGGACTGGATAACATTTTGTATGCGGTGCGGAAGGTGGATATCGGGTAATGGCATACCATCTTGTTGACCTTGACCCATTTGATCCTGCCAGTGTTAGAAATGCTAACAGGGAAATGCGTAGACTTCTCCGTGAATTTGACAAGAAAGTTGATGTGTTTCTTGCGGATATTGCGGTAATAGGTCAAAAGGCAGCACAAGGTGCATATGGTGGCGGTGGTGCTGTTACTGTTACGGTTCAGCCGATTGATAACGGGTATGCGATTATTGCCAATGGCGATGCGGTTGTGTTTCTTGAGTTTGGCGCAGGTGACGCTGTTGACCAAAGCGATAGATATGTAAGTGTTGTTGAAGCAGAGGGCGGTTTTGACATTCGCCCCGGATCATGGTCGGAGCAAAATGCGCATCAGTATTCTACACTGGGATACTGGATATTTGGCGGTCAAAAGTATACGGAAGTGCAACCACGGAACGGTATGCAAGTCGCATATGAAGCAATCATGCAAGACATGAGAAATGCAGCACAGAGGGCGTTTGGATGAGTAGTACATATACACGGAATAAGGTTTATACCTATGTCTATAACAAAGTGATATCGTCTTATCCGTCTGCTTACATTTCCAGTAAGTATGAACCAGTAGTTGCTAATTTTCCTGCGGTCTTTGTGCGTGAGATCGGTAATTTCAGTAATCCTGCAAACGTGACACTTAGTGGTACACAGGATGTTTGGACAAGCACGTTTGAGGTTCAGATACAGAGCAATGATGCTAACACTCCGGCAACGGAAGCATATAACATATTAAGTGTGGTAGACGGTGCGTTTACGGAACTGTTTTATGTAAAGCAAGCAGTGAACGTGATTGACAACGGTATTACAGGTGCGTTTCGACTTGTCGCAACGTACAGGCGAGTTACAGGCATAGCAGATACAATGCCAATAGTTCAAACATAAAGGGAGATTATTATGGTTTGCAAATATTGTAAAAAGCCCCTTCCTGACATTCCTGAAGAGAAATGCCCTCACTGCTTTGCCGTGTGGACTGCCGAGAAAGAAGAAAAGGAAGGGAAGAAGACCAAGACGGAAGAGTACAAAACCGTCAACGGTCATGATTAAAGAGAGGTGAAATAAATGGCTGGCGAAGTGAGTAGCGCAGGGATTGTCATCCAATATGCGCCGGAAACTTCTACTGGTGTTCGTCCTACGTCAGGGTACAAGAAGAAAAACTCTAGTGGAACGCTGAACATTGCGGACTACGTCACGGGCATCAGCGGGCTGACTGCTGAATGGGAGCAGTATGACGTGACTCCGTTATCTGAGACTCATCGGCACCGCTTCATCAAAGGTCTGCAATCAAATGACGGCAACTTGTCCTTGGCTTGCAACATCAACCCGACTTCAAGGACTGACTGGAACCTGATCGTTACCGAGTATGCATCACTGACTGACGGTAAGGCAATGTGGTTTGAATTTATCCTGCCAGGAGACACGAAGAGTGTATTCTTCCGTGGCGAACCGTGCGAGATGGGGTTCCCTGATGTGGAGGCTGCGTCTGCGGTTCAGGGGGCTGTTCAGATCATTGAGAACCAATATAGCGGTTGGGCTGACAAGTCTACTTAATAAAACACAGCAATGCCAATTGGGGCGGCAAAGATCGCCGTCCCTTTATTTATAAAAATTAGGGAGAGTTATAGATCCATGAGCAGTAGAGCGGAAAAGACAAGAATCGAATTTGATGCCAATGGTACGCATTACAAGCTTGAGATGACCGCAGCGAGTCTGAAAAAAGCGGAAAGAATGGGGATCTCCATCAGAGATCTGGCTAATCTTCCTGCAACTGCGCCAGAGACGGTGTTCTGGATTGCCTGTTTTGCGAACCATCCGACTATGACGAAGAAGGAAGCATCCAAGCTGTTTAAGGAATTGAAACGGACAGCTGATAACATGGAAGCTGAGTATGACGAGGACGGCAACGAGGAAGATTCACTTGCTGAGATTCTTCTGACTATGCTTGAAGAGGCTGCGGAAGAGCTGAACAGCAGATCGGGAAACGTAAGCTGGAGTGTGACCAAGTAGACGGTGACACTCCTGATGATAACGTAAATAAAAGTGCTACACCTTTCGGTGATATGCTCGACAGGTTGTGCGCTTACTACATGGCAATTGGTGTACCGTGCGATGAATTCTGGAATGGCGATTACACAAGGTTGAAGTTCTATGAGGAAGCGCACAGGATAAAAACTGAAACGATGAATCAGGAACTTTGGTTACAGGGATTGTATTTCTACGAAGCGGTTAGCATTGCAATTAACAATGCTTTTCGGAAGAAGGGTGAAAAAGCAAGTGATTATCCGAAAGAACCGCATAGGATCACTCCTCTGAGTGAAGAGGAGAAGGAAGAAGAAAAGAGGAAGATGGTTGAGAATTTCAGAGCGCAGTTGAATGCACTTGACCGTAAATTCACAGCCAAACACGCAAAAGAGAAGAGTGGTGATTTGTAGTGGTTGTTGAGAACTTAGAGTTTCATATAAAGAGAACAGGCAATGCAGCTGCTGGTGGCATTAACAATACGGCAAAGTCTATGCGCAATCTCAGCAAAGCATCTGGCACTGCCACAAAGCATACAAATCAGCTTTTGAGTTCTCTGAAGCGAATCGCCATGTATCGTTTGCTTCGCACGATTATTAAAGATATAGGTAAAGCATTTTCCGAAGGTTTGAAGAATGCGTATACATTCAGCAAGACAATTAATGGTCAGCTTTCACAGGCGTTAGATTCTATTGCTTCTCATGGAATGCAAATGAAAAATCAGCTTGGTTCTGCTCTTGGTGAGTTATTAATGAGTCTTCGCCCAATAATTGAGGGACTTGCAAATCTCATAACACGTATTGCTGATGCTTTATCACAATTGTTTGCCGTTCTTGGAGGGCGGTCAACATATAACAAAGCAACTAAAAGTACAGAGAATTGGGCTAAAGCTGCCGGAGGGGCTGCCAAGGCTGCGAAAGAATGGAAGAACCAGCTGCTTGGATTTGACGAGATTAACAAACTTGAAGCTCCTTCTGATAGTAGCGGTGGCGGTAGTTCTACCGATAGTATTGGCAGTTGGGAAGAAGCAAATGCCAGTTTTAAGTGGGCTGAAGAATTAAAGAAGATCACTATGGACTGGTGGAAAGGATTAAACCTAGATCCGATTATAAATACATGGGAAATATTAAAAAATACAGTTGGTATATTTATTGGCCTCGTTGATAACGGTCTTCGGTGGGCATATGAAAATGTATTGTTACCACTTGCTTCATGGACAATAGAAACAGCTGCGCCAGCATTAGTATTGCTTCTCGCAAATGCTTTTGATTTTCTGAATACAGTTATTGAAAAACTTACTCCGAGTTTCAAAAAACTATGGGAAAACCATTTAAAGCCGTTTGCTCAATGGTGTGGTAATAAATTCATAAAAATAGTGACAGAGCTTTCTGATGCCTTTCTTAACCTCGCAAAAAAAGTCGAAGATGCTAATTCTCTGAAAGAGTTTCTAGATAGTTTGGATGGTAAAGAAATAATTGTGCTTGCAGTTGCTGTTGCTGTCGGAGTTCTTGCTTTGAATCTTACTCCTATGAAATTGCTTATCCTTGGGATTGTTGCAGCAGGAACACTTCTTGTAGAGAACTGGGATAAGATTAAAGAAGGTGCAGCGAATTTTAGGGATGCAATGCAACCAGTTATAGATGCTTTTACCTGGGTAAGAGACAGAATCGTTGAGGCGATCGAAGCAATTAAAACATTCTTTGCATGGCTTAACAGTCTTAATATTGTTAAATCAGCAAATTCAAGGGCTGCGGCTGCGCAAGCAAATGGAAGTATTTATTTACAAGGATTCGCTTCCGGTGGGTATCCTGACGAGGGTGAGCTTTTCTGGGCTAGGGAACGGGGGCCGGAATTAGTTGGATCCATTGGCGGTAGAACGGCAGTTGCAAATAATGATGACATCGTTGCTTCCGTATCTACTGGCGTTTATGAAGCGGTTTCTTCTGCTCTTGGTGGTTCATTTGGCAACCAAGTTGTTGACGTTAGAGTCTTCCTCGACAGCAAAGAAATCAAGGCCGGTCAGCAGAGACTTGCCCGTGCGACAGGGAGTGCATAAAGATGACGTTTACTGTTGGTGGAGTGAATTTTGTCCCGTACATAGCATTTCAGGGGCTTGAGTATCAGCTCTCAGACATTGACGATCCAGAT